TCATACTTAATAAAATAGGTAGAAGGTAATCATCATCTAAACCAACAACATTATATCCTTTTTTTCGATAGAAATCAACATATCCACGAGAGCATGAAACCACAGTCACATTATTATTAACAGAACATTTCTTTAAATCATCTAAGACACCAAAACCAGGTTCTTTAGCAAAGTAAAGGATATTTTTATTTATTGTGTTATTAATTACATTATCAAACAATCCTATTGGATGATCACAAGTTTCATAACTAAAATCATTATATGTTCCAGAGATTGTGTTTTTAGAGACAATTAAATCCATATAAGTCTTATTAAAGTATGGATAGAATTTATCTAGTACAACAGAAGCATTTAATCCTACAAGACTTTTATATGCAAGATCCTTATCAGGATCATTAGAAATAATCTCTAAACCTTCTTTAAATGATTTAGTATTCAATGCAAGATATGAAATATTTCCAGCACTATTAACTATTTTCAAAACTTTAGATCTAAAGTCTAATTGTGCCTTTCTTTCTTCATTAATTTCTTTCTGTGTTTTCTTCTTCTCTTTATTATCAATATAGGTTTTAGCATCATCAATAATACCTTTCTTTTTATTAGTATCAATCTGTTTCTTCATATCATGCAACAACTCACGCAGTTCAGTATTATTATACATCTCAGAGTAATCTATAGTTGCAGATGCCATATTCCTTAGATTCTGTGAGGAAGTAATATATTCACGAAAGTCTTTCTCTGACATGAAAGTGTCTCTATCCTTGAGAGTGTTAATAACTCCATGAATTCTCCTTACAGCAGAATCAGTATCACCATCCTTAGTAATCTCAGAAGAGATTAAATCAGTTTCAAATTTAGAACTACGATTTGGATTAAATGTGTAATTAACAACTAAACCCATAGTTTTACCCAATCCAGGTGATGCCATACGTAATGCACGTTGAGTGGCAGCAGCAAGTGACCCCCCATCAAAGCAATTTACAGTAGCAATAATATTAGGAATAGAAAAAGATCTAGCACCCATACCACATGAAAAAATGACTGTACCTTCTTTTCCCTCCTCTTCTGCTTGTTTAATAGACTCTTCTACATATTCTTCAGCACCCCTATTTGTATGCTCATCACCATGCAACACAATAATATTATAATCAGGATCTTTACACACTTTTGCCAAACTATTTAAATTTGATTTAGTAGTAGGACACCACACCATAACAGCAGGATGGTCAATCAGACCGCAATGACGACTATAGATACCAAATACATCATTACCTCTTTCTTTATCAAATAATACTTGTTTCTTAAATTCACGTTGAACATGTGTATTTCTCTTATCAAAGAGTTTTTTCATATTAAGACGATCTTCAGGTAACATATTATTCTGTTCATCAATAAATGCTTGAGTAGCATCTAAATTATAACAAGTAACTTCTACCAATTCTTTATAAGTCTCGTCACCCTGTTTCTTCAATGCAATTAAATCTGCATAGGTATATCTAATAGGAGTTTGAATATCACCTTTAGCTCCAATCATTGCTCGTTCAATATTACTACCAGTTGATAACAAAACTAAATTGTTACCACATTGAGTATATTGTTGAAGAATAGACCTAGATGTTTCTGTCCATGCACCAAAATCTGCCTCATCTACAACAATTAAAGAATCTTCTTCTTTAATAACATCCAAGAGACGACTATCAATCTTATCACTATCTACATGTAAAGATACATCAATCAATACACGTTTTCCTTCTCTAAGTGCCTTTACATATAAATCATAATTTGGTTTAATAACTTCAATATCAGCAGACACATCCAATCTCTTCTTAACAGTCTTAATTAAAGATTCATTTGATCCTAACCAATAGGATGCAATAATCATTACACGAAATCCTGATCTCTTGAATACATCAAGATGAGTAAAGTCTTTACCAAATCGAGGACAAAGATCTAATGGTTGAATAATAGTATTACCATTCCAAAGATTACAAACTTCCTCAGATACTTTAGTTTGTAATGTGCGTGGAGTATAATTTCCTTTAATCTCATAAGAAAAACTTTCTAAATGCTTAGAATATGCTTCAATCTCTTTATCAAGATCTTCAACACTAATTTCAAACCACTCACGATTCTTACGAACTCTTACATATCCACGTTCTTCTAACCACTTATGGAATCCAGTATCCCAAAAAGTTGTATTATAAACTCTTTTTTGAACTAATTCTACTGGTTGAGAAGTACCATCTTGCTCATCAATGCGTTCTCTTGCTACTTCTCTATCAGTTCCACCTACCTTCAATAAAGGTTCTAAACCTCTAGCAATTCTACCCTCATATCGATCTCCATCGGTATAAGCATAAATCTTTCTTGTTACAAATCCTACAGGTTTCTTCCTAGAAAAAGTTGGTGTTGGTAATAAATCCGACATCACAAAATCATTATATACCATAAGGGCAATTTAACCGTCCCCCCTTTGTATTAACCTCCAGCAGCATCACATCCAATGTGACTACCAACAACCACACCTAATGGAATTGCCCACCATCTACCATCTCCTCGTGACATTGCAGCAGCAGCACCACCACCTAATAAACCACCAGCAATCTTACCATCTGTGCAATCATTAGTATCCTCATAAACAGTAACGTGCCTACGATAATAAGGTCTTTCTGGTTGTGGTGTAGTTCTTCTCCATCCAACATCAGGATTAGCATCTTCACAAGGAACTTCAATAGTATCCTTCCATGACTTTACATATCCAGGATTATCTTCTGTTCCTGGAATATATTCCTCTCTATATTCTGTCTTATGACAAGTTCTCTGATTAGAGTATCCTGCTTGATAATCATCAGCAAGAGCAGAAACAGGAGTTAATGCCAACAATGCTGCAAGTGCTATTTTCATTTTAATTTTTGTCTATAATCCTATTATACCAGAAAGATACTGATTCACCTAGAAGTTTGTGCCAGTTCGTTGAGTGCCACCATATTTGTGAATAGTCCATCCATATTATAAAACAACTGAAAATTCTCTGTTGTTACATAATGTCCCTTAATATCATTACCATCACAGTGCCAACCGTATGCTTTAACCCTTTCCTCAACACCATCTATTCTCAATTTCTTACGTCCATCTAGGTAAGAATGGTATCGTTCGTCTAGGTTAATCATAGTTCTATGGTGGTATGTTAGGATATTATAACATAGTTATATGACTTATCTATAAACTTTATAATGTCTTTAGAGTTCCGCAATCATTCGTCACTATTATTCATGTGAGATTCAATAACATCTTGCAATTTCTCAAACTGCTTAAGATGATCTATATCATAAAGTAATTTAGATATTTGAGTTATAACCAATGGATTTTCATTCACCGCAGCACATTTAATTGCTGCTCTAATATTTCCCTCTGCTTCAAGTAGATGATCTAGTGTTTGTTCAGATAGTGCCATGATTAATAACGTGATGGGATTTTGGTGTAGTCAAGAGGAGTATAAGCATAACCATATTTTTGGAGATACTCATCAAATAATTCATCAGGAACTTTACCTTCCCAATACTCTTTTTCAGTGTATTCTTTTTTAGTCATTTAACTCCTTTTTAAGTTTTTCTTCTTCTTTAATACGTTTCTTAACTTGTTTAGCATAGTAAACATCTTTTTCACTATACCACTCTGGATGCTTTTTGGCAAGTTTAATAAGTTTCTTTGCTGCTTTCTTATCCTTCAAAATAAACTAGGTAATTGTACTCCGAAAGATTATTTATAACTCATCCTCTTGTTCTGATAGTAGAGTAACCTCTTCTGAAGTAGGATAAGCAACACAAGTGAGAACAAATCCTTCATCCATTTGATCGTCATCTAAAAATGTCTGCTCTTCCTGATTCACTTCTCCTTCAACGATCTTCATACAACATGAGGAACATGCACCTGCTCTACATGATGATGGATGATCTACACCTGCTTCTTCTGCTGCATCTAAAATTGTAGTATCTTCATCACACTCAAATGTTTCAGTTGATCCATCAGGAGATTGTAAAGTAATAGTTGCCATTGTAATCTTCTATACAAAACTGTTATTATATAGATGCAATGTCCTCTAAAGAAAAGATAGTTTTGAGTTGTAATCCTGACAATTTCATTGCCTCATTTGCCTCGTTATCTTCTTGCCTATCAACTATAGAAACCACAGTGTCCACCTCGTATCCAGCATCACGAAGTTTCTCTACTGCCTTGATAGCAGATCCACCTGTTGTGATAACATCTTCCAATACAGTTACCTTTGTTTTCTCTGGTGGAAGTAATCCTTCAATCCATGCTTGTGTCCCATGTCCCTTTGCTTCTTTCCTTACAATTAGTGCATTAACCATCCTACTATCAAGAGCAGAAACTAATGCAACTCCACTCACTAGAGGATCAGCACCTAATGTAAGACCAGCAACGTAAGATGTATCAACTTCCTTTAACATCAAGAGACTAGCAAGAGTTAAACCTCTACCACTTAATGTTACAGGTTTGCAGTTAACGTAATGCTCACTCTTCTTTCCTGATGAGAGGGTATATTCACCCTTTTTGTAAGCATACTTCTTTATGAGTTCTAGGAGTTCATCTTTCATTGGTTTCTTGCATTGCTAATAGTGTAGTGTAAGGTATCCATGCAGGTTCTTCATCCCTAAACTGAACCTGGACTTCAGTTATATTCTTCTGCAACCATCGTGAGTAAGTTTCTCTCACCATCTTGACGGGACTTAATGGATTGTTCATGTCTTCCATAGCATCTGTGTTATGTATCATAAATCCTCTTTACCATATATTATCTCAATCTTCTTCCATGTTGTATCACGATTATAACAAGTAAGTCTTTCCATCTTTCCACCCAATTCAGCAGTAATTGTTAAGAGTTCTGCTACTAGATCACCTTCACCTTCCATTTTTTCCTCATAATTGATTACATTATAAAACCCCATCAACAAAATGTCAATGAGGTTATTAATTCTTATGTTTTATGGTCTATTTAAGGTGGATGTGACTGTGTTAGCATTATACTAGAACCTCCTTACATATACGTTTGCAAACTGACTGATTGTCATCACATTCAATTAAACACTGGTAATAGTCTGCGATTAAATCATTTTCGGGATCAAAGGTTTCCTCTCCTGCTAGTTGATTGTATGAAATTAAATTGTGCATTAATCTTCTCCATAAATTTACACATAATATACACCTTTAATGCATTGTTACCTCTTAAATGTACCTCTCGGTGACTAATACTATTTATAACATATTTGTGTTGAAATGACAACTTAATGCAACAAAAATTTATACCTAATACTCTCTTTTCTCTGACATATAATATGCACCTAAAGCACCACTCATGAGAGTCTCACTGATGTCACCATTTGGTGTTTCAATGGTAGGTTCTACATGATTATTCTTCTTACCAAATGCTAATGGTGGTGTATGGGGATTAGGCATATCTCTAACCATTTCAATTACTTGATCTCTTATCTCCATCAATTCATGGTAACATTCTTGATTGTGGGCACATCCCCTCAATCTATCATCTGGTTTATGTAAAGACTCCAACATAAGAGTCTTACCACGATCCCATTTTTCCTGTTTAGTTTCATCAAGTGTTTT